CCGCCGCAGAATGGACAAACGAAATCCCGTCTACAGAAATCGGCTACGACAAGGCCTGGGAATTTGGCAAGCGTTCGCTTTCGCCAACCGACCTTGTAAAGCAGATTCTTGTGACAAAGAAACTTCTTGCGACAAGCGCGTTCCCTATCGACACTCTTGCAAAAGACAAGATTGCTGAAAAACTTACAAGCGCGTTTGAAAACTGTATCTTGAACGGCACTGGCGAAAACCAGCCGCTTGGAGTATTCACCGCAAGCGCGGACGGAATCCCTGTGAGCCGCGATGTTGAAACTGGAGCGGCTGCAATCAGCGCGGACGACCTTATCAACATGAAGATGAGCTTGCGCCCGGAATACAGAAGCAAAGCCGTTTGGGTAATGAGCACAGAACTCTTGAAAGATGTCATGAAGCTCAAGGCGACAGACGGACGCTACTTGTGGCAGCCTGCAATCGCTCAAGGCGAGCCTGCGACAATTCTGGGGCTTCCAGTAATTGAAAGCGAATACGCGCCTAGCGCAAAAACCGCAGGCTCTTACGTTGCCGTTCTCGGCGACTTTAGCCACTACTGGTTTGCATACTGGAAAGGAATTGACATCACAGTGCTTAATGAAAAGTATGCAGGCACAAACCAAATCGGATTTTTAGGACACACGCTTGCAGACGGACAACCAACGCTTCCAGCCGCATTTGCGCGCCTTAAAATAAAAGCCGCCTCTCAATCTGGTTCAAATCCATCAGGCGACTAAAACGTTCTTCTTCCATAATTAAAAAAAAATTTCGCTTGCGTATTATCCTTCTTGTCCCATGATGCGCAAGCGTTTTTTATTTAAGGTTTACACGGCCTTAAAAACGGCTGAGTCAAGGTCTTGAGCGTAAGCGTACCTTGACCAGACGTATTTCTGACTATAAAGAGCAAAGGAGATTTTCTTATGGCGCAAAAAAAGAATGGGCAAAAGCAGACAGAAGCAGCTGCAAAGGAAAGCAAAAGCGGATTGATAAAAGTAAAAATCAATTCAGTTTTACGCGGAAGCTACGGAGCGTTTAATCCCGGCCAAACAGTGGAGCTTGAAAAAACGCTTGCGGAATCTTTTGTGAAAGAAGGCTATGCGCAAAAGGTGGATTAAATGTATATAACGGCGCAGGAACTAGAGGACTTCATCGGCAAATATCCGGAAGACAGCAGGCAGTCTGAACAGTATGCAAAAGCCGCGGAAGAAATGATTGCTGAATATCTTGGGTATAATCCGGAGCAAAAGGAATATACAACTTTCCGCTATGGCGATAATGGCAGTCTTTTTGAGCTTGAGGCGTTTCCGCTTGTAGAGCTCCTTAAAGTAAAAGCCAATGGAACAGAGCTAGATACGCAGGATTTTAGGATACGCAGCAAGAACTATCTTGAAAGAAACTTTGGAAAAGGCTCTTTTTATAAAGATCATCTTTATGAAGTTGTCTATACGGCAGGATATGAGACAGTTCCTGCAAAAATCAAGACGGTTGCCTTGCAGCTTGCAAGCCTTATGTGGGAAAGCGCGGGCGGAAACCTTGCCGTTTCTTCCACAACGTTCGCGGACACTGGAAGCAGGCAGTTCAACAACTTCACCGCAGACAGGTTCTTAAAAGAGCTTGAGCCTTACAGAAAGGCAGCCGGCGGCAATTTTTAAGGGGAAGCAATGGCAAGGTCAAACTGGATTGTTGTAGAGGCGGAAGTCGCGGAAGTTCAAAGGGCTCTTGAAGGAACTTCAAAAAGCCTTACAAGCATACAAAAGCAGGCGCTGGGAATAATCGCCCGGCAAGGCGTAAAAACGATACGTCAAAGAATAAGACAGTCGATTGAAAACAAAAGCCGCTCAACAGGCGAGCTTCAAAAAGCCTATGCTTTCCGTGTAAGAAAAGACGGAAGCGAGGCGAATATTTATCCAAAGGGAATGGCAGGCTCTAAAATATTTCCTAAGGCCTACGTCCAAAACTACGGATATTCAGGAGCGACCGCAAGGGCTAGAAACTGGAGCGTAAAGCCGAAAGGCTTTATCGAGCATACAGAAAACTTTTTAGATTCAAACAGTTTTGAAGAGGAACTGAATAAAATGGTCGATAAGGTCTTGTCTAAATACTGGGGGTAAAAATGGAATGTGCGGAAAGCCTTAAAAAGTTCATTATAAAAAATCTTGACGGTTTTACAGAGCAGAACGTGCTTACAGGCAGCATAGACTTGTCAAGGTACGAGCAGAAAAACTTGTGCCTAATTCTTCCTGAAAAATCTGAAATCGTAGATACAAACATCGGGCGCGGCTATGACTGCAACACGACATTTACAATCTCGTTCTTGTTCCGGGGCAAAAGCCATAGCGAGCTTGTTGAAAAAATGGAAGGCATGGCGGACAGTTTTCAGAAACTGATTCTAGGCGACTATTCGCTTGGCTCAAATGTGACAGACATCACGCCAGGCGAAATAAAATACTATTACGATTGCGGAACAGTCGAAAAGCAGGCGACAGGCCTGGACATAGAATTGACTATAACAGAAGTAAAAGATTTCTAAGGAGATTTAAAAATGAAACCAGAACTGATAAAAAAACACAAAATCGGCGTTTACCTGAACGGCGGCACAAAAGAATCGCCTGACTGGGTAAGAATCAAAAAAGCCACAGAGTTCACTAGAAGCATGAATCCAGAAACAGAAGAGCGCGACTACATCGCGGACGAGCACCCGACAACTGAACTTATGGACTACAAGCCTAGCGAAGATTTGACCGTCACAACTTACAAAGGCGAAAAAGACTTTGAGCTTTTGTACAAGCTCTACAAGGAGCGGGCAGTCGGCGAAGAGGCGAAAAGAGAGCTTTTGCTTGTTTCAATCTTTGATTCTGTAGAAATCACAGGTTCAGAAACCGGCGCTAAAAAGACTTACTACTACGCAGACAAGACAGAGGCAACAGTCGCCTTGAATGAGTTCAACATCTCAAGCTCTACACTTTCTGCGACAGTGTACGAAAACGGAACTTCTGAAAAAGGCTACGTTGAATTTGCAGAAGATGGAACAGTGTCATTTACGGCTGGAGCAATGCCGACTGAATGATGATTGATCTTTCTAAAAAAGTTTTGCCGTGTTCTGTAGAGGTTCATGGCAAGACTTTTCCTATAAAAACAGATTTTCAGTACTTTATAATCTTTTCAAGAATGGTGAAAGAAAAGCACGAGTTAAAAGACTTTGATTTTCTTTATAAAGAAAAGATTCCAGCCGACCGCCAAAGAGGACTGAAGGAACTTATAAAGTTCGCCTTTCCAAAAAGAGAGCTTCCAAAGGATAGCGGCGAAGAAACAGACGGCATAATTTTGGACTACGAAAAAGACGCTGACTATATTTACAGCGCGTTTTTCCATTACTACGACATCGACCTTATGGAAGAAAGGCTTTCATTGCATTGGTATAAGTTCAGTTCGCTTTTAAACGGCTTAAAAGAAACAAAGCTGAACGACATAATGAGCTTCAGAAGCTACAAGCCGCGCCAGAGCGAAAGCAAAGAGTATAAAACGCAAATGCTTAAACTAAAAGAAATGTGGCGAATAGAAGAGCCTCTTACAGAAGAGGAACAGAAAGAACTGGAAAAGTTTGAACGGCTAGCGAGCGGAAGCAAGGAAAATCGAAGTTAAGCCCCCTCTAACATTGAGAATTAATCAAACCACCAGTTCGTAAACATATCAATCTTACTATTTGAATCAGAATCATCATCAAACATAGTTTTTGACATGCTTTTTGCAATAGGAATTATAACTTTTTTCCAGATAATGACAGTTATTATTACGCTTATAATAAAAATCATAAATACGCCCCTTTATTGACTATATTAATATCAACTTTCTAACAATGCAAGGAAAATCGAAATGGCGAAAGATAAGAATGTAAATATAAAAATAAAAACTGATTCAAAAGAAGCTGAAAGCGGGATTGATAAAGTATCAACAGCATTAAACAAATTTTCTAAAAAAAACAACAAATCATTGGCATCTTTAAATAATCTTTATGGTTCTTTATCACTTGCTACCAAAGCCTTCGGGCTTATTACCACCGGCATAAAAAAAGCCGTCGCCACAATCAAGGATTTAAACGCGACCGCCCTTGTGCAAATAAAAGCGGAAAAACAGCTTGAAACCGCCTCAAAGAACAATCCTTTTTTAAATGCCCAG